AATAACGCCCAGAAGAAAATTGCGGATCTGGAAGCACTTAAACCCCCTGAAGTAAAGAGGGATAAAGAAGAGGAAGAGGACAATCCAGCCCTCAAGGAAATAAGAGATGATAAAGAACGGCAACGTAGAACTATTAACTTCCAGCAAGAAGAAGAACGGGCTAGGGTGCATAACCTTGAGCGCGAAAACACTATGCTTGAGCTTGATAATATACAGGTTGTTGAGCCAGCTCTCAGAACCGCTAAACCTTTTTCTGAACTCGATAGCGAATACGCTGCGTTTCAGTCTAAAGTTGGTGGCCCTGAAAACCGAGAGAAATTTCTTAATGATCCTCAATATCGCGCGCAGATTGAAGCTCAAGGTATCTTTTTTCCAATGTCTGATGACGATTTCAAAAAGTATGCGAATATCATTGATATACACCATACCAAAGTTGGATCGGCTAAGAAAGGCGAAAAGCATGATTATAAAACTTATAACGCAGCGCTTTACGAGTGGAAAATGAAGAATCCAGATTTAATTAAAGTCGAGAAACCAACTGTGGACCCTGTCGCTCAAGCAGCTTTAATATCTGCTGAACAGACAGCAAATGCTATGCAAGTAAATAATTTAAACAGTTCACAAAGCACTTCTTTACCCGCTAATGGCGGTAAAACAGGTGGTGGTGGTTGGACACGAGAATCAGCATTTAACTGGTTGTCGTCATATCCGGCTTCACCTACTCCAGCACAAAAAGTAACGCGCGCAGAAATACACGCATTAGTTAGGTCTGGAACGCTAAAAGGGTAGGAGTAGAAAGGAAATAAAATGTTTCGTTTACCCACAAGTTTAGAACAATTATCCTGGGATACAACTCTCGTGGATGAATCCATGGTTACCGATATTTATTCAGCGGCAACCGGCACTTATCCCGATGATGAAAGCAAGGCTACGTTACCAGATGGTATCAGAACCAATGTCAACATCAGCGGCACAAATTATCGTACTATCGGGCTCATAAAGAATCTTTCTGGTACTGGTGTTGAAGGCCGTGACCAGCAGCTGACTAAGGAGGAAGACCAGTCTGTAAGGGAATTCCAGGTTTGGTCGAATGATTTCAGCCATGCGGTTAATACTGAAACCTATGGTAAGGATGCCGATCTGAAGTCCGGGTATAAAATCCTCGGTCATGTTCAGCCTCAGCTTTCTACCTGGCATCAGGAACGTGAAGGCCGGTATATCCGTGAGTCCATGCTTGAGCGTTATTCCAGTAACCTCGTAAAGGCTGCTTCCAGTCGCACGAAACGCTGGAATGAGAACATCTACATCAAGGGTGTTGCGCTTGCTTCTCAGCCAGCATATAATGTTACTCCTGCTACCTATGAGAATCTTATAGGTGTGGCATTGAATACCACTACTTCAGCTGATACCTGGGACCAGACTTATCTGCGTACCTTGAATTACTGGATCACAGCGGTTAAAAAGCTTCAACCCATGGCCAATGGTCGTTACATTGTAACGGTTCCCAGTGGTCAGGCCGTAGCTCTCAAGGCTATTGCTGCTACACAAGATGGTGTATTTGATGGCTTCATGCCTTCAATGCTCAAGGGTATGCACGAAGATGCCAAGGCTCAATACCTGGGTTCTTTCGGTAAAATGGATCTGTATGACGATCCTCGCTCACCCGTTGTTAAGCTCACTGGTTCAGCTCCGAACTGGGTTATCACTGCATACTACAAAGATGCCGGTGATACCGATGATCGGGATGGTCTGAGTGGTGACCTTTTCGATGTGGGTACTGTTCATGGCCGTGGCTCTTTTTGCATGGGCGAACATGAGAAGACCCATTTTGAGGAAGAAGTCCAGAACTACCGCAAAATCGTTGGTGTAGGTGCCTTCAGGGGTGCCGGTTTTCAGCGTCTTACCTTCGACAACGTAGGTAGCGAGACAACGGCAACCAACATCAATCAGAACAGTGCTTCTCTTTTCGCAAGGCAGAACGTATTAACTGCCTAAACACAATAACCCGTAAGGTGGGGGGTGTAAAAGCCTCCTTCCTTATATTTTTCTCAAAACCACGAAAGAAGGTATAATGAGATATATTAAATTAAAACAAGTAATTGCCGGTGGCTATCGGCAAAACAAAGTATTTATGAGTGGATTCGAGGGCTTAATCCCGAATACCATTATGGAACATGGTTTAGCGGCCATGGCCGGTACACAACTCAAGACACGTTTTCAAATGACAGTCGAAGCCAATGGAGACTGTGAAGCACTTGACACAGAGCATAACCGTGCTTTGATAAGATCAATGACCAAACCTTACAAACCTTTAAGACGATTACTGCCCGGAGAAGCCGAGCCAGAATTATGTCCCGCTGAATTTATCCTGGTTGAAAATGTTGATATTAATGCCCCTGCTGGTGAAGGCTATGCAGATGGTAATAAAGCTTCAACCGCTATCCCAGAAGGCTTTACTCTGGTTCCCAATGATGAATGGGAGATGGTTAAGAAGAAACTCAAAATTGGTAATCAAAAGCCAGATAGGAAGACCGCTGCTGCATTACAGGCGCAGTCGGATATCGCCAATGATGTTACCAGTCAAATAGATGATGGTGAAAACACCAATGCTCCTGATGATGAAAAGCCAGAAACTACTGAGCCTTTATCACCAGCCCCAATAGTCAAAGGTACCGGGAGTCAGAAACAGAAAAATGATGCTATATTAGCGTCACCACCCGATGAGGTATAATGCAAACAGCTGCTTTAGTTACTTGGTTTGAGGATAGGATTAATGCCAACCTGACTCGCCCACAAATTCTGGATATGATTAATAATGTCCAGAATGAAGTGTTGGCTAATGATAACGGGATCACGCGGATAAAGCCTGATCCCTTTATCCACACTGGTTCAGAGTCTTACACTAGCCATGCTACTAATAATACATCTGGTGCATTTACCTTTGAAGTACAGGAGACAATCACTACCACAAACCCAACCAAGGGCTATTTACTACTTACTCAGGGCAGCACTGTTTACCAACTCAAATACACAAGTTACAGCGGGAGTATATTCACCCTGGCAGACGGGGTGAGTCTCCCTGTAACTTTTACTGATGCTGACACCGCAGCTGTTGATGATTATAATTGCGTGGCATCGGGATCAATCTTTTCTAGTACTAAAAACAGCCTGACCACTCAATGGGATATCAGGAGAGTAAATGGGATTTATACCTACTCCACTCAATCAGGAAGATTTTTTGCTTATGGTGGCGCTAATGTTGTTTCTTATAAGCCAAATAAATATATGAACCGATCTGGTTCAGCTGTTGTTCTTGTTGAAGGTGATGCTACTGAAAGTAAAGAACCCAACTCTGAGGATTGTATAATTAATTTCTGGCATGAAAATGCCCCAGGAGAAACAACCAATGTTTATCTCGCAAGAAGTGCGCACCGATGGCCTACCCAAGTTACAACTGAGAGTATCAACCTGGAAATACCGGACAGGTTTCATACAACCCTTATCAGGTACGGGCTACTCAAAGACCTTGAATACACCGAATACGGAAGTGCGGACAGACCACAAGACCTCTTTGATAAATACTTAGCTGAATTCTTGATATGGTCTGGTCGTGGTGTCCATACCGAAATCTCTCATAATACTGTACCCCGGAGGTTCTAAATGCCCGGGTTTCTCAGAAGGCAGTCCAGACCCCAAGGTGACCGCTTTATAAAGCGTAAACAGAAGGCTTTTGATGGTGGCATGAATGTTGATATGCCGTCTTCTGAATTAGACAGTAATCAAGTTCCATTACTCCATAATTACCGGGCTTACAGGGATAGAATATCTGGGGAAACCGGTAGCCTTTACATGGGCACGCTCCCTGGCTCTGGCACTGTTCACGCAGTATTGTTTCACCCGCAATCAAAGGTTAGAGTAGTTCACCGAGGATCTAATATCTATGCTGGAGCCACAGAGATAACAGATTATGTCGGTGCTAGTTTGGGGTTAAATGTCGCATCCACTTTGAGATTGTGGGATGAGGACATGGTTCTCTACACTGGTTCTGGTATTTATCATATTGCTATAAATTCTGA